GGAACAGTTTTATGAATTTCTAAATGTAACATATAAAACGAATACAAAAAGGCAATTAAATTTATAAGTGAATTTCCATCAGCGGTGGGAACTACACCGGAAGCTATACTATGTGTATCTATATAAGCTATGTCTGTGTTTACATGTGGAGTGGTTACCATTAATTGATTTATATACGCTAGAACTTGCCTTTGACTACTAGATCCATTAAATTTTTCTTCTATAACTTCATTTAAAGTATTTTGAAACATGACGATAACTGATTGATCCCACTTCGGAACATCTCCATCAAAAACATTGTCACCATTTCTGGTAATATAATCCAGCAACTCACGCCAATCGCTTGAAAAGGGATTAATTCCTACCATTACTCCTGTCTTAAACTTGAATCTCTTACTGTGAACTTTATATAAAAATTGTGACAAATACTTGCGCTGCAAGATAACTAAATCTAATGGTGCGGAACTAAATACACGAGGTTTATCTACTTTTTCCAGATTTCTTAATTCATCCTTAACACAAGCTTTATGAAAAGAATCATACTTATATGTATCAGTGATAAATGAACTTTCTAATTTTTCGACAGCCTCTTTCATTCCGTTAACTAACTCACCAGTCGGAGTAATATAATCTGATTTTAATCCAGGGAAATTATACCCAGCGCTAGTTTTTAAATCTAGCATAGACATATCTCCATACCCCTTTACCGCTTCTTCTAAAGTACAAGGTGAGAAATCAGGAAGAACTGATCTTAAATAATTTTTAACCCATTTTAATGCTTTTAAATCTGGGACTGGCACTTCTTTCATTACAGGTTCCATAAGATTTTTAACCGTGTCCTTGCCAAAAGGATTCAAATTAGCTGGAACACGTTGAATCGGGAAAACTCCTTTAACTTCCGAACCAACAATAGTGCTCCTTTTCTGATTAAATATACTTACATCCTTGTCTAACACGACCCCAGCGTTACCAAAATTTTTAGAAAAATCCACTTCTAAAATTGGCATGGTTACGTTGCAGTACATTATTAATTTTTC